TGATAAGTGTAGGTAAGTCTAGAAGCTTTTGGATTATTTTCTTTTCTCTGTTCTTCAGTAATGTCAGTATATTGCCTATTGGCAAGCATATCGCATTCATATTTAGCCTCGTCAGTTTTAAGTTGTAATGGTGGAGTTTTTTGAGTCCACGCTGATGGTCCTCTTAAGTAACCAACAATGCCCATTTCAGCTGCGACTTTACAAAATCTAATGGCAGAAACTACCACACCACCAGAGTTTGGAGAATCTTGAACAGCTAATCTGGCTGTAAGTTCGTATCTAGCACCACCAAATCCATAAGCAACTATATCAAAGTTTGCTATCTTCTGATCTGACGCGACGTACTTACCACCCGGCTTTTGTTGTACAGTTAAAGATGGACCAGCATATAATGTAGCACCAGCCATTGGTTCATCTCTTACAACGTTTTGACCTTTCAAAACATTTTCTTTTGAGATGTGTTTATTATGCAGTCTTTCGACTTTAGCCATATTTAAGAAATCAGTATTTGCTGTTCTACCAGTCCTAATATTTTCTTGACCTTGAGTAGAACCAGCAGCCATATTCATCTGTATATGTTGAGTTACCATAAGTCCAGAATCTATCATAGCACCTTGTAGTACTTCTGACATTCTTGATGCGCCCCAAGCTGATCTCATATCAGAACCAACAATTGTTAGTCCAGCATCGATAAACTTTTGTTCAATTCTCTTAGTATCTTTAGTAGATATAACAGTTGGAATACAGTTTACAAAATGGACTCCAGCTTTTAATGCTACATCGATATAAAACTTAGATAATTTTTCTGAACCAACAGGTGCATAATTAATTAACACATCAACTTCTGTATCTTTAACAATATTAACTATATCGTCAAAAGATTTAGCAGCTTCAGCTCCAGTTCTAAATGATACTTCTTCAGGATAATCTAGCATGTGCGGAGCGACGCCATCTAGTTCTGGACCAGAATATACCATTGCACCTTTTTTAACACAACCTGAAGTATTTGAACCATTTTCAAGTATTTCTTCTACGTGGTCCATCGCACAGTTAGGAGCAGCACGTAAAGCATCTACTAATGGTTTATTTACTTTTCTTCTATCAACGTCAAATCCTACGACAAATTCTATCTCATTTACCGTATAACCACCAATTGACTCGTACATGAGACCAACTGTATCATCTGGATTTGTTTTGTAATATTGAATGCCTTCAACTAAGGACTTTGCGCAGTTACCGACACCGATAATACCGACTTTTATTTTGGACATTTTTGACATATTTATCTCCTTTATATCAGTTTATTTACGTGAGTGGTTTGTCCGGAGTAGAGTAGCTCACGTGTATAAGTAGTTATAACACTCCTTAATCTTCTTTTTTTCAAAATCTTTATCATTTAATTGTCTATTTAAACCAGAAGGATGTGGCATCTTAAAATGTTTTACATTAATTTTTTTAAGGGAGTCAGATGCCACATTTCCTAGAGCAATTACTTTATCGTACTTGCTCGTAACTTTTAAACTTTCGTAATCTATAGTATATTTTTGACCAACTTCATCGCTGCAATTCATAAAGTCATAGCCACTATTTAATTTCCATTCAGCAACCCATTGATCTAGTTTTCTAAACGTACCAGATTTTTCAACAGCCGAAGGATTTTGACCTACTATTATAACTTTATCCAATCCCACACTACACCTGCTTCCTTAAACATTGATATTGAACTTGATATTGACTCTTGCCAGTTTTCTGGTATCTCTTGTTCTGGTGTCACAACTCTACTTATGCCAGCTTGAATTAAGCCTTTTGCGCAGTCATGACATATTGGTAAACCTATTACATATATCGTGGAATCTTTTAACGACACGCCATTTTCTGCTGCGTTATATATGGCATTCATTTCTGCATGAACTATACGCTTATACTTTATGGCTTTATTTAAATAGTATAATTCATGATCATCACAACCTCTAGGAAAACCATTATAGCCTTGAGCAATAACAGTACGATTTCTAACTGCAACGGCACCAACTTGTGTTGATGGATCTTTTGACCATGAAGCCACAAGCTTAGCCATTTCTAAAAATCTTTTATCCCATTTATTTGACAAGATGAAAGTGCCTTTCGTAAACATGCAAGTTTTGTACTTGCCAGATTATATCACCAACTTTCAATTCTGGTGTACCATTTTCTTTACAATCATTATAGTCTTTTACCATTTGTTCTAAAACATAAAGCTGCCAAGCATAGTCATTCTTGTATCCGAACACGACATCGTTTGAGCGCATTTGGACAACGGACTGTAAGTAATTATCGCGTATGTAATAAGTAACGGCGTTAGTACATATAAAATCATTTTTACCATCTTCATTATATTCCTCCCATATACTTGGTCTTGTGTAAATCATTGAAGCTCTACGGCCATCTGGATTTTCAAGTAGTTCATCAAGTACTCTACCATATTGATGATGATACTTATCAGAATAAATTAAATGACCATAGTTAGAATTGATTTGACCAAATTGATTTGCAGCAAGTTTCCAAGCTTCAGGTACATTTCTATTGTAAGTTTCTGTAATCCAATTTACATTTGTTGATTGGCTTTCATACCATGCTTTTTCTATTTCTATATATGATTTGTTTGGTTCACCAAATATTGCCGGTTGATCGGCAAAGAAAGCTGCACCAATTAATTCAATAGTTTTTTGGCCGGATCTATCCATGACAAAATCCTCTATACGAAGTTTGCCTATGAAATAACCTCTTATATCACTTGTATTTTCTTGTATCATTTTACTGCCCTACCTTTAATACCAGAGAAACTACCGTTCGTACTGGCTGTTGATCTGTTAAACATATCTCTACCGGCTTGTTGACCTTCCATCTTACCACGCATATAAGATACTGCAAATGACGCATAGTTAATCATATCTTTGTAAGTATCTTCGAGCGACTCGAAGTTTGGATCTTTACCAGACTCGAGTAACGAAGTGGCACGAGTAATTTTGCCAAGTATGATATCGTGTATCGTATCGACGCCACGTCTATAATGCATAGCCTGAGTTATATTAGAACTATCACTTTGATAGTCCTGAGATTTTTTTAGCTGTAAGTCAATACATTCTTGTAAGACTTTTACTGATTCTTTACGTTCTTTCAATTTGATCTCCATATACAAAATGCCCATTATCTAGATCTATTATACAATATTCTAAGAGGTTTGTAAACATTTTTTTTACATTTATTCCACACTTAGAGTAATGTCTAGGCTCTGGCATGATTTCAATCTTTTTAATCTTGCATAAGCCATATTCAGTTTCAACGACATCGCCAACGTAAGTAATATTGTCGTGTCTTACTTCGCCATCGGCGTCGTACTTAGCTTCATTTTCTAATTCATTCCAATCTAACATTAGTTCCACTCCTCAAGTTCAACTCTATAATTTTTATTACCTTCGTACTTTTTCATAAAAGCAATAGCCTCATTCTTATCAGGATAACCAGATGCCATAACCTGTATCTCATCATAATGCTTATATTTTTTGCCATCAATTATGAGACCTTGAAGTTGATCACTAGGAACCTTACCGCCGGTTTCCATATCTACTACTACATTAAATTCATATACATCAACACAATACATTATTTAACTCCCTGTTCTTTAGCCGCAGCTATGATAATTGGTGTTAAGATTCTTTCGATTTGATCTTCCCACATATCCCAGCTATCTCTAGTAAAATATCTGAAAGAACTTTGAGTAGGAATATTCCACTTATCAATATAGTAACTTTCGTTTTCAGCAAAGATACTTACAAATAATGGTCTTTTATTACAAAGGCCATTGTTGAAAAAATCATAAGCAGCATTTTGAGCTAATCTGAACTTTTCTAAATACTTATTCTTAGACATTGGATTTTCGCATCTACCAGCAGCTGGTATAAGCTCGTTTAACTTATCTCTTAAGCTTTCAAAACCTGAGTTAACACCCCAGTTATTTGTAAATAATTCTAATTGCTTCATTTTCAACTCCTTAATTTTTAATTTTATAGTTATATTATATACTAAAAAAATCACTTTGTAAACGTTTTTTTTCACTTAAAGTGATTTTTTCACTTAACATGTTAACTAGAAAAGAAAGACTTCCATTCTTCAGCTAGATCTTCTTTTGAGTTTACGTAATACCTAAGCCAAGTATTTTCACTTTCAACTTCTATCTGCGGATTAGCTTGTTTAAAAGCTTCTGTAAAATTTGGAAATGTTTTTAATCTATCTTTATAATTTGGATCTATTAAAATCATAATCCAAGGGAGCTTTTCTGAACTTTCAGGTAACCATGCTTCGAGCCACATTTGCTTTTTTCTATGAGAAGGTGACCACAGTTTTATACCGGGCGATCCTTGCTGTGAAACACTTATTCTAGTAATGTACGGAAAGAAAGAACTTTCTGGATTAGATACAAATTGAACTAATTCTCTAGAAAGATCTCTATGACTTTCTTTTTCTTGTTCATACATAAAATCAAAATTTGCCATAATGAATAACTCCTTATATTGGGCTGGTTGTTTATTATCTTCAAAATTGTTAGTAAGCAAAAACATACTTTCAATGGCTTCATAAGCTTTATCAAATTTTTCTAAATTATGAGCTAGTATGTAAAGCCAGTCATATTCATAACCTTTTTCTTTTATATGATCTAAACATCTTGAGCCAATACCTCTACCACCGTAAAGTTTAGTACCGTCAGGTTTTTGAAAGTAGTAGACGTATTCGCCTAAAGATTTTAGGTATTCGTATTTGCTTAACATGTTAATTAGTCATCGAATTGGTTATCGAGGAATTCGAATTTAATTTTATTGTTATGAATTTTTTGAAGTCGAGAAAATTCTTTGTGAAAATTAGATAAAGATTCGAACCAAAACTCAGTTGTGTTGTCCGGGTATGTGATTTTAACTGTAACCATGATATAACTCCTAATTAATTATTTAATGTATACATTATACCATACTTTTTGGCATTTGTAAACAAGTTTTTTCACTTAAAGCAAACTTTTCACTTAACATGTTAATTGGCTCTGGAGGATGGACTCGAACCACCACGTCTCGAAAAGACAATAGGGAAACAACCTATCGCGTCTACCAGTTCCGCCACTCCAGAATATTAATTATTTTTTATCCAAAGCTGCAATCATTCTTGTCATTCCGATTCCACCACCAACTCGTGGAAAGAAATCAAACTTTAAGAACTCTTCTAGTTCTGCTTCAACTCTTTCTTTACCAAATAAATCAAATAATAGTTTGGAGTAAGCACCATCAGTAATGGTGTGAAATGTATCACGCATCTGATCTATATCTGTAGATCTTTCAGCCGATCCAATTGTTTCCATACCACCTAATATTACGTCAATCTTCTTACTTGTTCCATCTTCACTTCTACTCATGTTCCAAAATGGACTCGTAAACTCTGGAAAATCTGTAATAGCGCAACTATTAAATTTTTCAAACATGTCGTTTTCATGTTTTGCTTCTAATTCGCCGTCTATCTCATAATATTTCTGCCACTCTGCATAAGTCTTTTGTGTTAGTGGATCGAAGCCTAAGTGATCGCATAATTCTATTTCCATTTCTCTTAAGTCTTCTATAGTTCCTGGGAACTCAAACTCAAACATTGGAAATATGATATCGTGTCTTCCTGGGATAGCATTAGGTTCTTGTCTATATGAAGTTGATACGCAAAAGAAACCTTTAGACTCTGGTTTAGATAATAGTTCATGCTCTAACCACATCTGTCCTGTCTGTGGTAATGGCCAAACTTCTCCTGCATATTTGTAAGTAGCAACGTTAAATGGATCTTCGCACGCTGCTAAAATTGATAATCTATTTTGAGTGTGGACTTCTAAAAAGCCTTTACCCAAAAAAAATGACCTTAAAAGGCCAACCGTGTCTGTGAATTTTTGTGGGGATATGAGTTGCGTCATGATATTTCCTTTTTTATTTTACATAAATCTTAATATATATACAAGTTTTACGTGTTTTTTTTCACTTTTTTTCAAAGTTTTTTTCATTCCAGCAATATATGCCATGTAAATTATATTCTCCAGTATCATTTTCTATGAGATAAATGTATATTTTATTTGCAAATTCATATGTAGATGATTTTAAAGAGGAAAGTTTCTTTTTTCTTGCACGCTCTAAAGTTCTTTTAATTGATATATCTGCATATTTATGACTTAAATTCATAATAGCTTTTACATCTACAGTATCATCTTCACGATCAAATATATCCATATATTTTTTAGGATTATCTTTATAACCACATGATAAAAGATGTAATTCAGCAGCATGACCTTTTAAACAATCAATCATTAACTCATCTTTAGTTCTGCCTTGTTTATTATCAGATTCAGATTCCCATATAGCATCGCACTCTATAGAGGCTCTTTCTTTAAGTTTAACAGGATCTATTGAAAATATATTAAATGTTTTTATAGACGTATTCAAGTGCACGATCTGCCTCCTTTTCTAGTGGTCGTGATTTGTACCAATTACCGGTTTCTACATCAAGTTCTCTACACAGAGAAGTAATCTCTTGAACTGTAATTGGATATTTGTTTTTGACTGCATTACCAGCGATAGCTACCATAATTTGGTACATCTTATGATACCAACCAGTATTAGTAATCATTCTATATTCTTTTTCTAACTGTCTTGGAAAGAACGGACAATTTCGATACGAAGACCAATTGACATTAATATTATCTAATTTAGATTTTCTATGTTCTATTATTTCTTTCTTCATATCTTCTGGTAATCTATCAAAAAAGTTATTACTAGATTTTTCACGATATGGACACTTGCTCATAACCAGATCTGGATCGATATAATCGCCACTGTTACTAAAGATAAAATTAAAAGCATTATCATATTCTGCTGGTATATAATACATGCGAGATAGATCTTTGGTTTGTTTATCACCGAGGTCGCCGAGTGTCGTTTGGAGAGCAAACCAAAAGTGTCGAATCTTTTCAGCCGGAACGTTTTTTGTAAGAGGGAAGACAAGACGAAACTTTGGTAGAGATTGTGTAGAGCTAGCAGTAGAGTAACAAACGAACTTATAATTACCAAAGCGTGTACGTAGATTGTCATATAGATCTCCTTCATATTTAAAATCATCAACATCAACTGCGCACCAGCCAGCCCACATTGTAACGTTGTCATTCGCACGAGTAGTATCAGGTTTGTACTGAGCTGGCGACATGAGCGGTGCGTCTTTTTTAGACTTTAATTTTCTCTTTGATAGACCATACAAAGCTTTTTCAAAACTATCAAAGTTTTTAAATGTAAGCTTTTGGCCAGTTTTATTATCAAAAATACTATTGAAAAGAGTCAGTGATATTTCCATGATTACCTTCGTGCTTTGGTCCTTCCCAACCTTCTGGCTTTACCAAGTCTGGTAATCCAAGTGGATTAGGTCGGCCTTCTTTAATTCCAACTTCTTTTGACATGTTGGCTCTATATACTTCGTCCCATGCTTTGTTAGCGTCAACGCCAAATACTTCTAAAGTACCTATCGCAAATACGCAAAGATCGATAATACCATCAACCATTTCTTCTGCGTCTTTTTTATCAAAAGCTTGTTTTGTTTCATCAAGTTCTTCTTGCATCATGCCAAGTCTAAACTGCATGAACTTGTTAATCTTTCTCCAGTCTACGTCAGATTGCAGCTCAGCCTGCATCCATTTGTTGACACCATATTTTTTATGCATGTCCTGCATGTCTTTAAACCAGTTTGTACTCATACGAAAAAATCCTCCAAGGTTGCTTGTTCTTCAGTAGACCAGCCTACTGAATCTAATATTAATTTAAGTGGTTCGATAAATGTCTTTTCAAATTGCGTATCATAATCAACGTAATTATGTAACTTTAATTCTTTAGGAAGTACGTCATGAAAAGATATGACGTTCTCTTTAATAGAGTTAGGTAACTTAAGATAACAAAATTTAATCCTATCACCATTTGTAATAAGTTCATATTTAGTATTTAATTTATTCTTCTTTAAATATGTGTTTAATAATAATGAACCTCTGACATGGATTGGACAACTTTTCTTATAGATTGTTTTTCTATCGTACCAATCAGATATATTAGTAACTCTTCTTGGAAAAGCTACTTGCTCAGGTTCAAAAGATTTAAATTCATTCTTAAATTCTTTGATAAAATCTTGAGTGTCTTTTTCAGAACCAGATATTATTAGTTTAAATATTTCTTTGAACTTACCTCTTACAACTTCAGGAGTTGAAGACTTAATGGCTTCAATACCCATAATTTTAAGTTTAGGTTTTTTGTATTGTACGCCTTCGTTGTTGTGTACATTAAGTATATAGCGTTTTTTAGCTGTCCAGATACCACTGTCTGATATACCTTCACGAGCCATAACCATTCTTTTCTCGTATGCATTCATATTATCAAATAATTTGTCATAAGCTTTTTGTAATATCTTTTCAAAGTGGTCTCTGCATATTTTATCTAAAAAAGTCACTGGATTCTTTGGATCAAACTTTTTTACTAGTGGACCAAAGTTTACGTATAGCGAATCTGTATCGATAGCAATAACATAATCGTCTTGTGTTTTAAGTATATCATTCATTGCAGCGTTCATAGCTTTTTCAGCCCATTGTATCGCGAGCTGACCAGATTTAGTTACACCTTCGGCTAGTCTAATATCAAAATAATGAAAGTGTTTGTTACCTAACGCGCCATAAAGACTATTAAGTAGAATTTTAATAGCCATCTGTCTGTTTTCCAAAGTGTTTATCTCTTTATCAAGTTCATAGGTATATTGACTTTGCATTTGCTTTTGAGATGCAATCATCATATTTTTGACAGATACACGTTCATCATAATATTCTTTAATAATCTGAGGTAAAACACCTTGGAAATCTTTTCGATATGTAGAACCATTAGCAGCGACAGAGTGTTCGCTGTTAACAGTTTTTCCAGATAGATAATAAGCCACGCCATCTGTTTCAGATTGATTGACTATAGTTTCTGGAGACATATTATATTGTACGATTAAGTTAGGATATAGAGAATTTAAATCAAAAGAAACTACCCAATCATGTCTACCAATCTGTGGTTCTTTAACATAGCCACCTTCAAAACCTCTATATGGCATTTCTTGTCTTTGTACTGGAACTACAACTTTACTTTGATTGAGTTTACGATAGATAATAGATTCCCATATTGCAGTAACACCAAAGGTATCTTGATAGTTAACACCACCCTTATATGCTATTGTCATTGCTAACGTAATCAATCCCATCTTTTCTTCGAGTCGATCGACGAGTTGTACGTCTTTCATATTATAGTCGATATATTTTTGATGGTCATCTTTATATAGATTTTTAAGAGAACCTGATTCTTCAAATGATAATTTCTTTTCGCCTAGTACTACATACGCAATATGATTTAAAGCATATGATTCTTGTGGACCATAACTGTAACCGAACTTTTGAAACAGTTCCATATAATCTAAGCATTGAATGCCTGGGATTTCATATATGACTTCAGTCTTTCCACGTTTAACTATTTCACGGGCTTCTAAGTTAAGACCCCATGGAGAAAACTTTAGTATCTCGCCAATACCTAAGACTTTAGACACTCTATTAACTAGATAAGGTATATCAAAAAATCTTACGTTCCAGCCAGTAATAACATCTGGTACAACTTCTGGATGCGACCAGAATTCTAGAAACTTTCTAAGAAGTTCTTCTTCACTATTACACCTAGTATATTTGACGTCTTTTATAAGTGCTTTAGTAGTATCAAATTCTCCATAACCCCAAACGTGGTATGTTGAAAACTTACTTGACTTATATGTTATCGATAAAACTGTTTGACTTGCTTCGCTTGGATGAGGAAAGCCATTGTCGTAGTCAGTTTCAATATCAAAGGTACCTACGTTGATATTTTCTCTTTTAAATTCAATATCACGTGGAAACTTTTCTGTAATGTATTGCTGTATAAATTTTTTATTGCCGTAAATATGTCGACCACTAACGTCAATATTTTGTCTTAGCCATTGATTTGCTTCGTACATACTAGGAAAGTCTAATGGAGATACATTATTACCATCGAGACCTTTCCAACTAGATTGTTCTTTTGAAGATACGAAGAAAGTAGGCTTGAACATTTCTTTTTTCATGACACGTTGCCCTTTGGCATCGTAACCACGATAAAGAATATTATTTTTAAATCTTAAAACATTTGTATAAAACGACATAATATAAGTATTGTACCACACTTTTGGTCAAATGTAAAGGACTTTTCACTTAACTTGTTAATTAAACGGCGAATGATTCTCCACAACCACATTGCGCGGTTGCGTTTGGATTTATTACTTTAAGATAAGAACCGCCAAATTCAGTAACGTAATCAACCGTACATCCTATGACGAACATCTCTGCTAGCTTATCCAGAACTAGTATATTTTCTAGGAGTGTGCCTTTATCTGTTTCATCAGTCATACTCCATTCATACTGAAAACCAGAGCACCCACCACCGAGTACTCCTAGGTAAGCGTATTTCTTACCATTTTTCTTGGTGGTGGTGCTTAAATAGTCTTTAGCATTTTCTGTTAAAGTAATCATTTTGGTAATGATGCATCTATCCCTTTAACATATTTATTCATGCCGAGCAGTTCGCCTATAGTATATTTACCATCAAATGGATCTTTTTTTCCGTTTGTGATATTTGCTTGAAGTTGAGCTGCTAACGCCGCAACGTGTGGTGGCATATTAGTGTATGGCGCCATCTTAACCATTCCACTCTTCATGTCACCCCAAGTGTCTGACTTCTTCCAAGTTCCATCCATTACAGCTTTAACTCTTGCTACATAGTATGGAGCCCAGTCATCGATGATTGCAGTAAGTTGAGTTTTAGGAGCAAATTGAATCATATCACTCGCCTGACCAAACGCGTATACGCCGGCTTTTTCTGCGACTTGTAATGCAGCAGGACTATCAGTATGCTGTGTGATAATATCAGCACCTTCACTGATTAATACTTTCGCAGCATCAGCTTCTTTCACTGGATCGTACCAAGTGTTTACCCATACCACGTCAATATCAAATTTTGGATTTACAGATGTAGCACCTAAGTAAAATGCGTTAATTCCTCTTACGACTTCAGGAATTGGAAATGACGCTATATAACCGGCCTTACCATTCTTACTCATATGACCTGCGATTACGCCTTGAATATATCTACCTTGATAGAACTTAGATGAATATACTGACATGTTATCGTTAGTTTTATAACCTGTTGCATGTTCAAATTTTACGTTTGGAAATTCTTTTGCAACTTTTAACATCGGTTCCATATAACCGAAAGATGTTGCGAAGATTAAATCTGTACCTGAATTTGCCATAGCTCTTATAACGGTCTCGGCTTCTGGACCATATTTTACGCTTTCAATAAAAGTAGTTTCTACCTTATCACCAAAAGCTTTTTTAACAGCTAATCGACCTTGCTCATGCATGTAGGTCCAACCATGATCTCCAACTGGTCCTACGTATACGAATCCAACTTTTAGTTTATCTGCAAAAGCTGAAAAACAGAATAAAAATGACAGTGCTAGCACTGCCAAGTGCTTTAACGGTTTCATGTTGTCTCCTTATCTTACTCTTGAAACTGAGCCATTTGATTTTGCCAAGAAAGCTTCGAATGAAACATTCGGATAGTCTTTCTGTAGCGATAAGAAAGCTTTTAAGTTTTCTTTAGAATCATCAAAAAGCCTTATACGTTTATATATCTTTTGATCTAAGTACTTTCTAAAAATAACTTTCTTATTGTCTGCAGCTGGTCCACCACCAAGGTTGCCAGCTCTTTCAACATAGATTTTATCTATGTCGATTCCTTGTTGTCTAAATGTATCTAGAAATAATTTTTTATTATCGAAGTTTGGTCTTGCAGTAACTATAATTACTTTACTGCCTGCCCTTGTAGCATTTTTAAGAATTACCTTAACTTTATTAATCATTCGCGCAATTGGCGTCGATGTCCTGTTAAATACTTTGGCGTCTTTGAATTCGCCGAAGTCAAATTCTTCTCCAGCTTTTTTCTTATACGTGTTAAACTGTTGGTTATCCAATTTTTTAACGACTTTACCATTTTTCATCACCTTAACTTTTGCTTTAGTTATAAACATAGTCTCATCAACGTCAAACATTGTGAGGCCTTTGCCTGCTTGTTCTTCTAAAAATGTTTTAAATTTTACCATTATAGTTATTATACCACATTTTTAAGCAAATGTAAAGGATTATTTCATATAAATTTTTTGAATATAATCCTCAAACTCTTCTACTTTTTTTAGTCTGTTTGGCCAAAGAATATACTCTTTCTCTGGATTCTTTTTTAAGTTAGATAATAAAGGTGTTATAGCATTATAAAGTTTATCAAGTTTTTCTTTAGTATTTAGTGCATTGGCACCTAAACTTTCAGCTTTTTGAGTCGCGTCTTTTACGGTTGGAAGCTCGTCTTCAGTGACGGCTGTAAAGCCAAAATCAAAATCTAAATCGTCGTCGCTCATGCTAGTGCTCTCATTCTTTCTACAAGCCTTTCAGCTCTATTAGGAACTTGTCTATACCAAGCAGAATCTACCATCTCGTCTGCAGCTTTATTCCAATCTCTAGAATCAACACCTGCTTTCATACCTTTAAATTTTGAAAGTCTTGGTCTTCCGAGATTAAACATCATGTTTGCTATGATTAGTTGAGCTTCTTCTGGCAGGTCGCTGAAGTCGCCATATAGTATAGTGCAGTCGTTGAGCACTGTTTCAACGTCTTTATTGAAGGCTTCAATGACTCTATCTTCTGAGACAGGAGTTCCAACTGGCTCTCCATTTTCAGGGTCGTTATCCCTGACCAAATGACCAATGCCGAAAGTAGGATAGCCGAGGTGATCGTTATATATTTCATACTTAACTCCTTCATCCACTTCAAGTTCTTTTCTTAACTGTTCTATATTCATAATAGACCTCCTTACAAATTACTATTTATAATAAAAAAGGCGGGCACAAGACCCGCCTAATTTTATTTGTTGTATTCTTCGTTCGTCTTATCATTCATCTTCATTAAAATATAGTCATATTCTTTTTGTTGATTGAATCCAAGATGAACTAAGTCAGCAGCGACTCTTCTATTAGCTTCCATTTGTCTGGCGTACTGCCAGTTTTTTAAAGTTTCTTTGAAGAATGACGCTACTGCGTCACAGAAATTGCACACGTGTGCAGAGATTTCCATAGTTGTCATTTTAATCCTCGTTAAATTATTTTATGTTAATTGTACGAGGCTGCTTCTCTTCTGGTAGAACTACTTCTAGGTTAACAGTTAAAATTCCATCCGTCATGTCCGCACCGGTTACTTCGGTATACTCCGACAGTCTAAATGACTTTTCAAACTTACGATTACTAATTCCTTTGTGCACGTAAGCATCTGATTCTCTACGTTTCTCTCTATTTCCTTTGATGGTTAGAATATGCTCTTTCACCTCAATGTTAATATCTTTTTTACTAAATCCAGCAACAGCCATCTCTATCGAGTATGCTGGTACTTTACCATCAGTTATCTTAACTACATTGTGGGGTGGGTAACCATCGTTCGCATGTACATGTATATCTTGTAATGCGTCGAAAATGTGATCGAAACCTAAAAAAGCGTTTCTTGGGAATACAAAATTTCCAGTCATAATATCCTCCTATTGACTAGCAAGGTTAAATTAAGGACCCTTTTAAGGCGTCCTATAATATATATAATACTTTTTTTTTAAATTTAAACGGTTACGGTTAAATTTTTTTTTACTTTGTACCATTTCCTATGTTGTACTTAGGACACAACTCCCATTGATCTTTATCTTTAAAAGATATTATTTTAATCTGTCTAAGAGGAGCTACTGGCTGTAGTTTATCTTTATTTTCTACAGTTAGTAATCCCCAATCACTCATAAGAGTTGCAATGGTATTTCTGCGTCCAACGTCATTTTCTTCTAAGTTGGATTTCTTACCGTCAAGTAAGAAAAGCTCTTTAAAATGTACGATAAAATATCGACCTTGTTTATGTAGTATGTGACATGACTGATAAAGCTTATTGTCTTTACGTGATGCCACTCCTATTCTGGTAAGTGTTTCTCTAATTTTTAGGAAATCGTCTGGCTCGTTTAATGTAACCTCCAGCATATTGCTTGGAGACCATTCAACTATGTTATTTTCTTCCACCTTTAGCCACCTTATTCTTTAATTCATTTATTTGTTCAGTGGATAGGAGAGCTAAAACTTGGCGGGCTTTTTCATTACTATACCCATAATACTTTTTAACTACATCCAAATCACTTATCTGTTCTGGTTTGAACCATTTAGAAAACCTTTTACGTCTTCTAACTATATTTATAAAAAAATCGAATTGGAGGCGATTATCTATATGATGATTCTTATTCATTTCATTGGCAGCTAAAACTGTATCAGGGAAATAAGATAGTTGTCTATTAATCATATATGGAGCATAAGCTTTTTCAGTTATGTCATCAACCATAATATTCTTCTTAGTGTAATTTATTGCATTAGCAAATTCAAATGGATTCATTTAGTAAATCCTTGTTGATATATTAATTGAAATTCTTCTGTTACTGGAACTATCGTCTTATCCCACCACGTTATAAATGCTTGATAATTATTATCAAAATAAGTTTCTTTAATAAAATTTTCTATTTCTCTACAATCAAAGGCAATAGATGGAGTTATTATACTGTGTGCCGATAATAACTCACACATTGCAAGTTGATTGACAAATTGATTTAACATTTCAGCTTCTACCATTATATTTCCTTTGCTATTTTTTCAGCCAGCGCCATTCCCATAGTCCAACCTAAATGTCCTGCGCCACTATTAACCCATACACCTTTTACTCTGCCAGTAACTGGTAACATGTTTGGCGTCATAGGTCTTAAACATGCCCACATATCTGGTCTTGTATCTTCTACAAAAGTGTTATTTCTTACCCATTTTCTTAATGGCTTAATTCTATCAAATCTTACCGAGTCGTCCCAACCTGCTAGCTCAGCAGTACCAGCTACTCTAAATTTATTATTTGTAAACGGAGAAGCTACAATCTTGACATCATCATCAAGTATTGAAGTTGTTGGCATCTTTTCGTCGTCTTCATAATACGTAACAGAATAACCTTTTATTGGATATATATTAAGTTGCGGTAATAAAAATGAAGTATAAGCTCCAGCACATACTACTACTTCATCGTATTCTTTTCGTAAAGCAGTTAAACTTTTTGCGTAATCTCTTCTCGCAGAGTACTGTACTTCATCTTCAGTTCTTACAATTTTATTGACTGCCATCTTAAAGTCCCAGTTATGTTTAAGATATTCTACTGTTTGTCTACAGAATTCGTGAATATCTCCAACTGAATCTCCTTTAGTAAAGGTGGCACCAACAATTGATTTTGTTTTTATATTGTACTTTAATAAGTTACCTTTTCTAACGACTCGTCCCCAGCCAGTATCTTTAAATCTTTCAAGAGTCTTTTGAGCTTTATACCAAGACTTTTGATTTTTATATATGTGCAGTATTCCACAATCTTGTTGGTGAAAGTTCATACCAAGATCTCTTACAAATCTTTTGAACAATTTTCGAGAACGTAAACTCCACTGTATAGTCTTACGAGTATTATAATCGTATGAATTTGTTATTGTTGCGCCTAAAAATCCAGCAATCCATCTTACTTTTTCCCATGACCAGATGTCAGGTCTAAAAGCAAGAGGTGCGTCTTTTTGTGATAACCACTTAATACCTTTTAGTACGTTATCATATGTGTTCCACACTTCAGCATTACACACAGAAATTTGACCGCCATTAGCATAACTACATTTCCATGCCACGCCTTCAGGGTCAAACATCTGTATCTTATAATCTTTTTTAGCTAAGAAATACGCGGTTGTTACACCGGCAATACCAGCTCCAATTATAGCTACGCGCTTTTTAGAGCTCCCCAATTTTCGACTCCGCCAATATAATTTTCATAATCTAATTCATCTATGATGTTTTGCTTTGTTAACTCGTTCGTTGGAAACTTATTTAAGTGTGTAGTTCCATGATATAACTGAGGTACTGTTCTATGTCCATTTTCTTTTAAAAAATCTTTTGCAAATAAATCATAACTTATATTTATTTCATGCCATTTAAAATCCCAAGCAGCAAGTTTCTTTTTTAGCTCGTGACAATAATTACAGTCTTCTTGTGTATATAAAGTTAAACTAATTGAATTGAACATCTGACATTACCTCCGTTAAACATGCCACCACGTTAAGTTCGTGGTCGGCTACAAATGCATTTTTGTATTGATAATCAGCAAGAATTAACACCAATTGTGGAATAGATTGAGGCGCAACCTTATCGTTCATCTTATCGTACAATGCTCTAAAAATTGCGCTTGCATCTGTATCTATATTGTTTACAACCCAATTTCGCATCTTTTTAAAATCTTTATTTTTCAAATGAGAGAAAAGTGTGTCGTAATTTTTATCGCCTATATTTTCTAGGATTCCACTATCGATAGTTCCATTGATTGAATATCTTTGTAACTCGTTAAGAACTCTACGCCAATCTGGCGCGAATTTCATAATAAGATTTGCTAGTGCAACGTTGTCGCATTTAACATTTTCTTTTTCCAAGATTGTTTTGGTGTGCTCCATAAAGGTAGTACAGAGTTGAGCCATATCTTTTCTACTAGTATTAAACTCATATACACCACATCGAGAATGTAATGGTTCGATGATTCTATTTTTAAAGTTACAAGTTAGTATGAATCTGCAGTTGTTTGCAAATTCTTCAATAAATCCACGAAGAGCTGGCTGCGTGGACTGCGGATTTAAATAATCCGCTTCATCTAGTATTACTACTTTATAGTTAGCTTGTAACGAAACTGAAGAAGCAAATTGCTTAATTTTATTTCTTAACGTATCAATGTTACCTTCCTCAGAACCATTGATTAAAATAAAGTCGCAGCCAAGCTCTCTGCAGAGAGCTCTGGCTACTGTTGTCTTACCAAGGCCTGCCGTACCAGTAAACAACATATTAGGTAGTTCACCACTTTCGACAGTTTTAAGGAAGGTGTCTTTTAGTTGCTTTGGCAAGACAATATCATTAATCGTCTTTGGTCTATATTTTTCGACCCACAGAAACTGATCAGACATTACTTCTTTTCCGCTGGTTTTTGCTCACTCTTATCTTTCATAGCATCTTCTTGCTGAAGTTGCTCGCATATTTGAATGATTTGAATACACTGGTCTCTAAGACCGCCGATGGTAGAAAGTTCTTCACCTTTAAAACCACCTCTTTGAGTAACCGCGTCTATGACTGCGACTACACTTCTACTTGCCTTGTTTGAAAGGTCTTTTAATTGATCTAATTGGTCTGACATATTAAGCTCCGTAAGTTGACGATTTTTCAAGCGCAATCCAATAAGTAACACCTAGTCCCTTATGTTTAAATTGCGTAATTAATTTAGATGATATTTCAACATCATAATCACCTGCAAGTATTTTGATATTTGAAATATTTAGGATAAAGTTAAAAACAGCGTCTTGTTTAAACTCGCCATCTATATCGATAGAAAACGCATTAGAAGTTGAGTTTTGATTCTCAACCACAGATAAACTTAACACGCCATTTTCAGCCTTTATTGATACTTCGTTATGACCTAAAGTTGAGGCAGCTTTTTTAAGCTTATTTAAAGTATCGTTATCGAGTACAAATTTAACGTCTGGTTCTGGCATAGTAACATCTTTACTAGGAGAAGTTAAAGTTTCTTCAGCCGCATAAAAATATTTTACTTTTGATCTACCAGATGAATCTGAAACAATAACAAAGTCATCTTCAAATTTTAAGCTTGGAGCATCAACTAATCCCATAACTCCAATAAATTCATTTAAATCATAAACGCCAAAGTCTTTTGGAAATTCTTCGGCAACATCAGCTGTAGCTACTACGTTTCTAGCTTCACTGATAGTCTTAAGAGTAGTTCCCTGCTTAATCAATATATTTTGATTAATACCAGAGAAGTTCCTAAGAACGTTTAAAGTGTTTTCACTTAGTTCCATAATAAACCTTCCTTTTTTATTTTATAGTATATTCTATCATATTTTTGTGAGTTTGTAAACAATTATATTTTAATCTTAGAGAAATTTCTATCTTTTACAAATTCTATTTTTGTTTCGAATTTGCCATCAAGTATATCTCCCTTATGAGATATTATAAACGTATTGGTATCATTATCCAACGTATGTAAAATCTTTAATAGATTTTCTATGCCATCGTGGTCTAATGATGAATCAAACGTTTCGTCCAGTATCAATAAGTTAGTTGATACTGAATTCTTCATCTTTGCTATTTGCCGCCATGTAAATAATAAAGATAAATCTATTCTTTGTTTTTCACCTTCGCTAAAAGATTCATAAACAAAATCGTCTCTGTGTCTCGA